TATCAAAATCAAAAATCAATCAAAACAATGATGATTGAACTATCTGAAATGACATTCAATAGTATCTCCACGATTGAAAAAGACTTCTACAATCGTAAAAAGCACGTAACTACGGCGTAAGCCCTCTGAAATACTGCGATATAAGTCTGTGTGCTGTTAATTTAGTATTCGATATTAATATTAACACATTCAACACAAATGACTTTACTTGAGAAACTTAAAAAAGCACTTAAAGACAAAGGGCTTAATGAGGAGCTCGCAAATATTGTGAGAATCGAAAATGAATCCGAAATCGAGGGGATTGTTAGTTCGCTAGCATCAACTCAGACGCAGCCACAAACAATTGATTTTTCCGAAGTAATCGCATCTGAAGACTTCAACGCATTCTACAAAGAGCATGGATTTGACGGCATTTTGAAGCTAAACAAAAACTTACAGTCGGATCACGACAAAAAGTTGACGCAAGGCATTCAAACTCGCCTAAACAAGTTCATGAAATCTAAAGGACTCGGGGGAGATGGATCAGATGACAAGGATCAGGAAGATCCTGTATTGAAAAAGCTTCAAGAACTCCAAGAAAAGTTGGAAGGCTTTGAAAAAAATCAAACCACTAAAAGTAAGCGTGAAAAGGCAATAGAAGCCTTATCAAAATCAGCGCTGCCAGAGAAATGGCGCAACAAGTGGCTTGACCGCATCAACTTAGATGAAGAGGACATGGAAGCTCAAATCAAAGGCTTAGAGGAGGAGTATAACGAATTTCACAAGGATGTAGTCGGTTCAACATCTGGACGTGGTCTACCCATGGGCGGAAAGGTTGAAGGTAAGGTATCTGAAGAAGATATCGAGAAGGTGTTAGAACAAATGAATTAAAACAAAAATCATGGCAGTAGTAGATACAACAACAACAGTCAATGTCGACACTTCCAAGGACAATGTAGTCATCCAAAAGTTATTGGAAGACGTTCCTGGAGGTCGAACATTAGCCACTGACCAAACAGGGATCAGTGCATTAAGTGTTCTCAAGGCTGGGCATGTAATAATCAAGGAAACCGCAACAGGCGAATACAAAGCCTTAGGTGTTTCCGGAGAGAATTACGAAAGCTTACCAGCAGATCACACCTACGCTGGGATCTTGACCAATACCGTATTGGTTTCAAAACCACATGCGGCTATCATGGTCAGAGGAACGGTAAACGAGTCTGTGGACTTGGTGCCTTATCCAATTCCAGCAGCAGCAAAAACAGCATTAAGTCTAATCAGATTCATAACTAATTAATCATGGCACAAAACAGTTTATTCAAACAGTATGTTGATAAGTGGATGGAAGGGCTTGTATTGAGCGTTTCCAACAAAATCAACGGAAAAGACGGTGAGCCAATGTACTTGCATCTGAAATGGCTTACAAAGAAATTCAGTCCAACCCTTAAATGGGAGGCAATTAGCGGAAATGGAGCAACAGTAGCTGCTGATGTAGTTACATTGGATTCCACTATCCCGCTAAAACTTAGAGACAGGCTTTCTAAGGTGTCTGGAGACGTTCCAAAAATTGGAATGAAGAAGTACCTAAATGAAAGTCAGTTGCAAGACATCAACATCATGAACGCAATCGGTGGAAGGGAAACCGAAATCGTAGCGCAATTATTTGATGATTTGAAGGCTTGTATTTATGGGGTTCACGAGAGACTCGAGTACATGTTACTTGAAGCGCTTTCAACAGGTGTTACCACAATATCTAATGAGAATCCAGGACAAAACAACGAGGGTAAAGGTATTCGTATTAATTATGGCATTCCAGCCGAAAATCAAATCGATGCAACAAATCCTTGGAGTAATGTAGCGTCTAAGCCTTTGGATGACATTCAAGCAGTGTTAGATAAGGCTTCTGAAAACGGTAACGTGATTACATCTGTTAAGATGGATCTTGTCACCTTTAATCAGTTCAAGGCAACCACTCAGGTCAAGGAGCAGTATGCATTCTTTGCTGGATTTACAGGCGATAAAATTCCAACACCAAGCATAGCCAAGGTAAACGAATTCCTGTTACAGGATTACGGTTTCACTATTGAAATTATCAATAGATCGGTGAACATCGAGCGAAATGGAAAGCGTACAGCAGTTAAGCCTTGGAATGAAGGTAGTGTAACTTTCTTGACAAATACAAAGGTCGGATCCTTGGTTTGGGGTAACCTAGCCGAAGAATCGCACCCAGTTAAAGAGATTGATTACGCTAAAGCATCAACGTTCATCCTGACTTCCAAATGGTCCTCTACGGAGCCATTACAGGAATGGAGTAGATCAATGGCTAATGTAATTCCAGTGCTTGAAAATGTAGACTCAATCTACATCTTAAACGCTAAAGGAGCACAAACTAGCTAGGGATGACACTATTTGAAGCTATAAGGGCAAATCCTGTTTTCGCCAATGTTCCAGACCAGACCATTGAAGCTACTTTCATAAGTCGTGGATTTGATTCTACTCAGGAATACACCGGAACAGAAGAGCAGCAAAAAGAGGTCGGTCTAGTAAGTGCCGATCTCTATGTTCAAATGTCCTTGCAGCCTTCATGGAAGGAAGGTCAATTATCTGTAACATACGATTTCGATTTGCTTATTAACAGAGCGCTATCGATTTACAAAAAGTATGACGATCCAGCGGGTGAAGGACTTGCAGATCGTGATGTTTCGCCAACTATTTCAGACGCTAGTGACTATGCTTAATAGATATCCGCATACAGCACAAATTAAGTACACAAACACGGTTGATGATGGATCAGGTATTCCAGTAGAAGAAACTGTAACTATTGATATTCCAAAGGGTCGCTATGATCCTGGATCGCAAAACAAAAATCTGGATTATTCCGGAAAATTCTATTGCCCGACAATATCGAAGGATCGGTTCAAATACGATGGAGCTAAGCTCATATTCTCAGGGATGGAATTTGTCATCATTAATCTATTTGAGTACCAAACGCACTGTGAGATATGGCTAGAGTAGGAGGGTTAAGAGCAATGTTTACCAGAAGAGCGGTAGCAGATCATATTGAAAATTGGATGGAAGAAATCGATAATAAGATACTCTTATCCCTTCAGTATGCAGGCGAACAGTTTGTAAACATTGCAAGGCTTGGAGGAACATACGATGACGACACCGGGAACCTCAGAAGTTCAATAGGATACATTATCCTAAAGGACGGTGAGGTGGTTCATCAGAACTTCCAGAAGCAACAAGGAGCTGAAGATGGTGATACAGGTGTTTTGAAGGCTTATAGTGCAGCGAACGAAGTTGCAGGAGCAAATTCACAAGGTTGGGTATTTATCGGAGTAGCGGGAATGGAGTATGCAGCAGCTGTAGAGGCAAAGAATTACGATGTGATTACAGGAGCATATATGAAAACAGAAGCAATCTTAAAAAGAGTTTTGGATGGTATCGACTTTGGACATTAACTCAGCACTGTATAGACTGGTCAACGTACCGGCTATTACGGATGAGATTTCAGGAAAGGTGTATATCGGGGGATTTAAGTACAACGATCAGTTGGAAAACATCACCATAAACACTCTTGCAAATCCAAATCAATACTTACAAAACGGCTTTATGAATCTTAATGTTTACGTTCCACAAAGCACCGCAGGAGTTCCGCCTTTAGCACGATTCAAAAAGATCATTGACATATTAATGCCACTAGTATTGGACACGAAATACGACAATTCCTTTTTCTTTCAAATCGATGATGATAAGGGAATGTTTGAAGATCCTGACCGTGATGGCATGTGGTTTTACAATATACGATTAGAATTTCAACAACATAATTAGATTATTATGGCAAAAATAGGAGATAAAAAATACGATTTATTCGGGGTCACTAAGATTCTGATAGGTGATCCTGCAGACGATCTCAATGAAGCTAATTTCGATGAGATTGATGCAAAGTTCATCACCACAAATACGGTGCAAATAGTCAAGCCGATTCCAACAACTACAAACATTGACACTGAAGGTAATGATGCTTACAGAACTCTAAAGAATTCTGTAGATCCATCTCAGGTTAATTTCCAGTTGTATGGATTACCGCTTGAATTCTGGCCATTGTTCATGGGAGGAACTCACGATCCATTAACTGACACTTGGGAGGAAGCCGACGCTGTACAAGACAACTACAAGTCTATCATCATCTATACAGGGCAAACAGATAGTGCTGGAAATCAAATTAAACTAACATTTCCTTACTGTAATGTATTTGCAGGATTTGGAGGTAATAATTTGACCAAAAACGCTATCGAGTCTATTTCTGTGGAAGCATACGTAAATGCACCTATCGGAATGACGGCAACCAAGAAAATGATAGTCTCACTTGTGGCACAAACATCTTAAATCAGAAAGGCTTCTTAACTGAAGCCTTTTCTTTAAAATTATGAGTGACAGAAAGAAGTTACTGGAAGCGGTTATTGAAAAACCAACCACTTATGAGGTTGATGTATTAGACAATAGCATGTTGCCTGAAAAATTAAAGAATCGGAAAACACTATCCTTTGTAATCAAGCCACCTACAATAAGTACCCTTACAAGGTGTGCTATTCATTTGGATGATATTCCAGAGCAACTTAAAAAAGGTGAAAATGTAAACCTAGAGGATGCTATTAAGCACACAGACACGCTCATTAAAATGATTTGTGTTCTTTCATGGGGCAAGGCAACTAATTACCCGGAGTGGTATGAACCGTTTATGAGGGAAAATTTAACACCAAAAGAGGTGTTTCAAATCTTTCATGAAAGCTCAATGAAAATGGGTACTGATTTTTTTTTGACCTCTTTCCAGATTGCAAGCGAGAACCCGATGACAATGAAAGATCGAAGCGATTCAATCCGCATCAAATGATCGGATCCGCTTGTAACTATTTCGGTTACACCTGGGAATTTGTAACTAATGAACTCTCATTTCAAAATTTGATTATGCTATCAGCTTCTGTTCCATCCTATAAAAAGAAGGAGGAAGAGGAAAGTAAAGACGAAAATTTAATGGACTTCCTAAATAGTTAGCGATGAAAAAAGCATTTGAAATAGTATTTGAAAGAATCAACAAATTAAGACTTGAGTCCGATATATGCGCTGATTTCTGGGGCAAATTATTGCGTTTAAAAGACGACTTCAACGAAGATGATTGCTGGTTTCTATTATTCGATAACATTCAATGGCTTATTAATAAGAATATAATTAAATCATCTGATTTGCTACAGTGGTTCTCAGAAAAAGATTTAAGCGATAAAAACATCTTTTTCAAAGGCACTCACGAGGTTAAAAATAATCAAGTCATAGGATTTGGTAATGCACACATTGAAGCATCAGGCCATAGTAAAGTGACCTTATTTGATAGCTCACATTGCCTTGCCTTTGACACCTCTTTCGTGACTTGTTTTGATAGTTCAACCGCTGTTGTTAGCGACTGTATAGTCAATGGATTTCATAATTCAAAAATAACGGTTAAAGGATTTGGGCTTTGCGAATCATTCGATGATTGCAAGGTTATCGCAGAGAATAGGAGTGTTGTTTTTAAGCATGACAATTCCACTGTAGCAAGCACTATAGGAGTGACGATTTTATAATTTAAAAAATCAATGCTATGCCAGTAAGAGGAGACAACTCGTTATATTTTTCGACTGGATTAGATAATTCAGGACTAAGACAGGGGGCTGACCAAGCGGTCGGCATTATTACAGACCTAGCAGGCACCATAGGGCGAATAAATCCGTTTCTTGCATTAGCGGCTGGGGCAGCGGCTTCATTTGCTATAATAGCTAAAGAAGCTCATGCAATGGCATCTGATTTCGAAGTGGCCATGGCTGAGGTTAAAACCATTGCCAATGTTAGTGAGGAAGAATTTAAAGACCTTGAAGATTCAGTATATGGCGTGTATGAGCAACTAGGAACCGAACCGCCTGATAAGCTAGCCAAAGGGCTATACGAAATAATCGGAGCAGGATTCGAAGCAGCAGACGCACTTAAGGTTCTTGAAATCGCATCTAAAGCAGCGACTGCAGGGGTGACTACAACAGAGGTTGCGGCTGATGGATTAACAACTATTTTAAACGCATTCCAACTTTCAGCAGATAACGCCACGGAGATAGCCGATATTATGTTTGCCACAGTCGACCGTGGTAAGATATCATTTGAAGAATTATCAAGTCAAATATCAACAGTTGCACCACTGGCAGCAGCTAGTGGCATTTCCTTTCAAGAAATAGGAGGAGCCTTGTCGACGCTTACAAAACAAGGTGTACCTGCTGGTGTGGCTATGACGCAAATTAGATCTGCTATTATTGCTACTAATGAAGTGATGGGTGATGGTGTGTTTGATGCCTATTCCTTACAGGAAGCATTGAATGAGATGTATAAGACTGCTGGAGGTAGTCAAAATGAACTTAAGAACCTTGCTGGCCGAATAGAAGCAGTTAATGGTATTTTGGCTTTAGCTGGTCCGAACTTTAAGGGAGCCACAGAAGATCTAAACGCTATGGCTGATGCTGCAGGAAGTGTAGACAGATCATTCAAAACAATTACCTCAACCGGTGCTAAACATTGGGAGATATTTTTCAATAGACTCAAAGCAGCTACAAGAGGTTTAGGTGAGAATGTATTAGAGCTCACCAGCGGACTCGGTAAATTCTTAAGAGAAGCCACGGAGGGCACAGATCAAGCTATTTTATCTCTTGAGAAACAGAGAAGACAATTACTGCTCAATCAAGACACGTTAATTGATGTCAACACCTCTCAAGAGGATAGAATCAAGTTAATTGAAGATCTTCAAAAGAAATATCCAAGCTATTTCGCAGACTTAAAGACTGAGGAAATTAGCAACGACAATATAAGGGATGCGGTTAAAGGTATTAATGAAGAACTTCTTAACAGAATAGTGCTTCAAGAAGAGGTTAATGCGGTATCTAAAGCGCAAGAAGAGGTTAACGAAAGAACCATTTCGGTAGCTCAAGCGGATAAAGCGCTTAGATTAGAAATTGCCCAATTAGCTGAAAGATACGGCTTAACTCTAAAAGATAACTTAAGTCTTATTGAAAGAGCAAGAGACGTTTCAAAGCAGTTGCCGGAAGAAGAAAGGGTTAATTTGCCGAGTTTTGGGGCTAATATAGCTCAATCTGGAAGTGCATCACAACGAATAGCGGCTTTAATCAATCTATTAGAAAGCGCAAAGAGTAGAGCTGATGAAGCAAACGAGGCTTTGAGCCGAATGGAGGAGAGAAAAAGAGAGGTTGAAATCATTCTAGGGATTAATATTGACACGGATGCGGTAGATGGTGAGATCCAAAAACAACTAGACATCATAGCCAATGCGAAGACCAATGATGAGTTGGTGCCGTTTCTAAATTCTCAAAACGAACAACTTAAAAAAGCAGCAGAAGATCGGTCAAAAATATTAAAAGAATTATTCAAGCCTACAGGTGATGGAGAGCCTAAACGAGCTCAAGCGAAAACCGTAAATGAGTTGACTTCACAAAGCGTGAATTTAGAGTTTGAATTTACTGTAGACACGACTTCTGTTAACTTCATTGAGCGGACAATTTCCCAGCTAAGAAATAAATGGAAGGCCGCTAATGAAGGAGATAGGTCCTTTTACGAAAACATCATCAAGGTTTGGGAAGTACGACTTGACGAGGCTCGAAAAGGCTTAGAGAAAGAAAGAGATCTATATGGGGATGCTAATGTAGATATCTCAAACCTAAGTTTAAAATCTTTAAGTGATTATCGAAAATATTGGCAGGATAGGCTTAAAACGGCCAAAAAAGGCAGCGATGAAGAACGAATCATACTTCAAAATATCGATGCAGCATCAAATGAGATAGGGAAAAAACTAGCAGATGCATTCAGCAACATTTCTAGCTCGCTATCATCTGCTGAATCATTGTTTAGAAAGTTTGGTGATGAGACATTAGCCAATGTTCTTGGTCAACTCGGAGAAGTAGCCAATGCAGGAGCATCAATAGCAGCTGGAGTAGCCTCACAAAATCCATTTCAAACAGCAGCTGGTGTAATACAAGCCATTGATGCTGTTTTCTCAACAGGTGTATCTTCAAACACCGCTAAATTCGAAAAAGCTGTAAAGGATCTGGAGCGTGTCATTGAAAGACTGGATTACACAATCAGCAAGTCAATTGGAGAAGATAGAATCAATAATAGGGTTGATGCAATCCAAAAACAAAAAGAACTTCAAGAGGAGCTAAATAATGCATTAGAAGCTGAAAAAGTTGCTAGAAAAGAAATAAAATACCTTGGTATTACAGTCGCAAAAAAAGGTAGGGGGTCTGGAACTGATCAAGCTAAATTAGATGAATTACAAGATAAAATAGAAGAATCTAAAAGAGCTGCTGCGGAATTACAAGAACAGCTTAACGAGTTATACACTGGAACTACCCATGCGTCAATAGTAGATGGCATCATAGCAGGTCTTAAAGAAGGCAAGAAATCTGTAGCAGATTTTGCGGATAACTTCAAAGATTTAATGCAGGATGCTATGTTGCAAGCCTTTCAGACCAAATATCTAGACAATGCGTTAGGTGATTTCTACGATCAGTTCGCACAAGCAGGGAGTGACAGCGAATACACGCCTTCCGAAATAGCCTCGTTAAGAGCATTATACAATTCCATTATTTCAGGCGCTCAAACCGATATTGACGCTATCAACGAGATATTGGATGGTATGGGTATTGGAGGTATAGGAGCACCACCAAAACAAGGACTATCGGGAGCAATTTCAACAATCACAGAGGATACCGCAAATATACTTGCAGGCACATTGAATGCTATTAGATTGGATGTAGCGACAGGGCTTGGGGTGGCTCAAGAAAGCTCGCAGTATCTATCGCAAATCGCTCAAAACACGCAATACAATAGGTTTTTAGAAAGCATAGACAACCGAATAGCATCCATTGAAAGTGGATTCTTAGAAATACAAGCACAGGGATAATGAAGATATATAGAAACTCAGTTGAAATTCACGATATAGAGATCGACAAAAATACCGAATTGCGTCAAAGTATTTCGGGTGAGGATCTCATTACTTCTCGTTTTACATTGCCTGAAAAAATTGATCTTCAAATTGGTGATTATGTGACTTGGAACGGTATTGATTATACGTTGCTTGACGAACCTCAGTATAAGAAATCACAAGGTTTCTTTTCATACGCCCTGCAATTCAAATCAACACAATATCTTCTCAAAAATGTATTGGTTCTTTTAGATGATAACGCAGAGTTTTATTTATTTGGGAATGCTCAAACATTAGTATCTCAGATAATCAACAACCTAAACAGGGTTTATGGAGGGTATTATGCTGATTTTGTAGAGGACACCGAAGAGATTAATTTCTTCTTCAATAATTTCAATTGCCTGGCAGCTATACAAAATATAGCCACCCAATTAGCGTGCGAATTCAGAGTCGAAGGAAAGAAAATAACCTTTCGAAAAAAACTAGGCCAAGAGACTGGCCTTACATTTCAGTACCATAAAGAGCTCAGAGAAATTGAAAGAAAACCAGTTCAGAATGCTGAACTCGTTACAAAGCTTTATCCTTTTGGCAGCACCCGAAATATAACCAACGATTACGGAAATAAACGGCTTAAGATAAATCCAATTTCTAACAATGTTGGAGTATTCGGAATAATTGAACGAGTCAAAGTTTTTGAAGACATATATCCGAGATTCAAAGGAAATGTAGGTAGTACTTCATCTATTACCAAATTCAAAGACACTGGGATTGATTTCAATATCAATGATCAATTGGTACCTGGACTGACAGCCAAAGTAACTTTTAATTCGGGTGATCTAGCCGGAAGGGAATTTGAAATAAGCAGTTACAACAGCAGCACAAAGGAGGTTGAAATTATACCTTATTCAGATGATACTGGCCTTACATTGCCAAACGATACACTAAAGCCTAGAGTAGGCGATAAATATGTTTTTTGGGATATAAAAATGCCACAGACATACATTGACAACGCAGAAGCTGAACTACTTGAGATATCACAGGAATACCTTGAGGTTAATTCTCAGCCAAATGTAGCTTATACTGTTACTCCAGATTACACCGAGCTTAAGAATCAAAATATTTCCTTGAAATTAGGTGACATTATTACGATTAATGATACTGACTTTGGAATTACTTTCAGCGTACGGATCCTTTCACTGACTCAAAAAATAGTGAATCCATTTGAATATGAACTGACCATCGGAAATCAAGTAACGCTTAACTATGTCACACAGGTTATCAACGATCAAAAGGATATCAGAAATGAAATATACCTCAATGAAATTAAGCAAAAGGAGCTTTACGATAGGTTATATTACAATTTACGGCACTTAAAAACTGCTGTGTATGTGAATCGTAATGAGTTTGATTCAGACACTTACTATTACAACAACGAGAACAGAAGAGATTATGTTTTTCGATATGATAACACCGGAACAAAGAACTGGTATTATTTCATTGGTGATGACCATACGAAAGGCGCTTGGATTGAAAGCAATTGGCAGCTCATAGGTGATAGCTTTGAAATAATTGCATCAGAAACCATACTTGCTGAAAACGCAAACATCGGTGATTGGATCATTCAAAATGGACAGCTTGTATCTCAGGCGGGATATGACAACGAGCCAAGGGCGCAATTAAATGGATTGGATGGAATTTTGAGATTAGTTAGCCCTGTTACGGTGCAAACAGAATCAGGGGCTGTAAGGACGTACAAGCAAGTTATTGAGATTAATAGCCAGACAGGAGAAATAATAGCAAGCAGAAGTGGTGACAGCTTTCAAAGAAGCGGAACCATTATTATTAACGCAGACGGAATGTTTGCCAATAATCCAGGGACGCAAGCGGTTTCATCATCCACAGGACTAGACATTAAAGGGGCTGTTGTTGGACACGCACAAACCAAGACTTCAAAGTCCTCGGGTGTTGATTTAATTGCTGGAATTATCGGAATAGCAAGCAACTCATCAAGCAATCCAGCGCCTTCTTATGGAGGTGCTTTTTGGAACTTAAAAACATTTGGTAGAAGTGTAAATGTAAAGGTAATTACAAGCTCTCAAACATCATACAGTATCAACAAGAATGACGAATTTATTTCTTGCTATAACAGTAACACTTTAAAATTATACTTGCCTTCAAGTCCGTATGTAGGCACCAAGATTATTATTAAACGATTACGTGCCCATGTAGATGTGTATGGGAAAATATTTTTCAGGAACTCAACAAATAGGCAAGCTATTGCAGACGGTGATACACTTCACCTTATTTGGGATGGCACTTATTGGTGCGCTAATAAAATGACGAGATAATGGAATTTGGAAGTATAAATATAGAAAGCCTTGGTTTTGTCATCCAGTCAATGGATGGACATCTTAACCTACCTAAACGTAAACATGAAACCATTTACGATTGGGGCGATGGCTTCACGGCTCTAGTGGATGAAAACGACATATTTTTCGGCACAAGAACTATTGAAGTGTATGCGTATTGGGATCCTAGAAAAGGAACGGACTTTCGAAATTCATTGCAAATATTAAGAAATACCGCCACTACGGAAACCCTCACCACCGACTACGGGAATTACTCTTGCAAAATCAGTAATATAGATGTGGTTAAAGATTTTAAAGGCTCTGGAAAGACAGTCAAAATGACTTTCATAGAGCTAAATCCAAACTTAAGTGGAGGACTTCCAAATGTTGTTGGTGATGGAAATGTAAGGATAGACGGACATGATTTTATTGATTTTGGATTGCTGATTGAAAAAGTGAATGGTTTTGATGTTCCAAGTATCCAAAACAGTAAACAAACAAGCTTTGAAAGTAATTATTTAAGCGTGTTCAGGAACCCACCGACAGTAACCATTACAATGAATGGAATTTATGTTTCAAAAGCTGAAATGGCTTCAAAAATAAATTCATTCAATAAGACATTGTCAAATCCAGGATTAAGACATTTTGTTCATAATGGTTATGGATATCAATGTTATTGCCCAGATGGCTTCAATGTAAGCGTAAAAGGCAAGTTAGTAAGTATAACAGCAAAATTAACGGTTATGTCAAGTTACAACATAAAAGAAATAGTGCAGCTTGTAATCGATGAGATTACACTCACAGAAAGACCGCAATCCGATTTATCAGTCACAGATACAAACGATCCTGCTTTTGTTAAGGGCAAACCAACATTCAAGGCAGCGGACAGTGATAAATTAGACGGAAATGATTCAACTTATTTCGCTAAGGAAAGCGAGATGGCAGGCATAAGAAATGAAGATTTCGCAGGGGATTTAGAAACTCAAACAAACTTCTAAGATGGCAGCAGCAGATCAGTTAATCGCATTAGTTACCAAGACAGCGGAGAAGCTAAATGCTTTAAATACCGCTATAGGTACAAAAGCAAACATAGGTGTTTCTTCAGATGCAGGAAACAATCTTAGCGTTGGTTCAGACAGTAGGCCTTATTTCAATGCTTCAAACATTCCGATAGGCATTTCAAGCGACGCAGATAATGCACTTGAACTTGGAACTGATAATAAGCCTTATTTAGATCCTGAAATTTTTGTTCCATCCACTAGGCAGTTAACAGCAGGCACAGGAATAAACACCATTGGTGATTTATCGGCGAACAGATCAATAACCCTAGATTTTGATTATCTCGACGGCAGATATGGTGAAGGATTCAAGCAAAGAGAAGCTGTTGTAGCTGCTACATCTAGCAATATTACATTATCTGGACTTCAAACAATCGACGGAGTATCATTATCTGCTGGCGATCGGGTTCTAGTCAGACAGCAAACCAATGCTGCTCAAAATGGAGTTTATGTCGCATCATCCACTGCTTGGACACGTGCTACAGATTTTGACGAACCAGACATCGAAGAAGTTACTCAAGGTGCTTCTGTTTATGTAGAGGATGGAACGTTATTAAAAGGTACTGGTTGGACACTTCAAACGCCACCACCTTATGTTATTGGAACAACAGAATTGGAGTTTATCCAGTATGCAGGAGCAAGTAGTTACACAGGCGGTAATCTCATTACCATTGCAGGAAATCAAATCAATCACGATACAGGAAGTTGGGTTGCAAAATCTAATCTTTCAGGCGCTCAGGTGATTTCTAATCTAAGTGTAGATGCTTATGGTCATCCTACGAATTGGACTACTAGAAGCTTGACGGCTGGTAATATAGGAGCAGAGCCTGCCTTCTCAAAAAACACAGCATTCAATAAGAATTTCGGCACAAGCGCAGGAACAGTCATGCAGGGGGATGGTGCGTATTCGAAATCAGAGAGTGATAGTAGGTATCTCAGAACTACGGGCGGTGGACTGTCTGGAACTCTTGTGTTGAACGACAACGTTCAACTTAGACTTGGCACAACT